AATTTTGAAGAACACAACACTATTATAAATGAAACAGATAGGACAAGTGTCGGTTTATTGTGGCATGAAAACGTAATAGATTTATTGGAAAAAACAAACAAACGAAAATCTATACCCTTTTATATTGAACAACTTGAGAATATATGTTTTGCCGATTATATAGATCGGATAACATTTCAAAATCAGATCTGGCAATTTAATGAGATGAGTTCGCTTATAAAAACGATGAAAAACAACAAGTTGTATCATGAACAATTTAATATTAAACCTGTGTGTAAGCCTCAAGATGTTAGATTCACAAAGGTGCTCACTAAATACTCAACTGAATATAATAATACTCTTTTTATCCAAAATTTGTGTCAGCAACTTGGAATGGATAAAAACGACCTTCTTGGTTATTTTTCGTCAATGAAAGAAAAATATTCGGATATTGAATTGCTTGTTATCTTAGAGAATTATGAGATAAACAAGTTAGATATCAATAGAATGTATCGATATATTGACAAGTATACCAAGGAAAATGCATTAGACATAAAATATGTCGAGACTGAAGAAGATTTTGATGAGGAGTTGATGTTATAAAAAGCATATTGAACAATTGAATCGCAAAGGAAAAGTTTTGTTGCATTCAATTGCAGTATTCAAAAGGTACCCAAAAGGAAAACCTCAAAATTGCAAAGGATTGTGGTGTCTTTATTGGAACAAAAATTTTTTTTACTCTTATTACTAGTACGATTAAATAATATCGGCTTAATAGCACGAGCAAAGATTAAACTATACATTTTATGAAATATGCGATTTATATAATTCGCATATTTGAACAATATTTTTTAGATATTATTTTTTCTTGTTATTATTATTTTTCTTGTTATTATTATTTTTCTTGTTTTGATTGTTCTTATCTTCTTCAATATCAAGCTCTTTCAAAAATTTATCGGCCGCATCTTCTGCTGATTTAATTTGTTCTGCTGTAACAACTGGTGGAATTTCAGGTTGATTTTGTTTCTTTTTCTTTTGATTGGATGACTTACTTTTATCAATTACAGGTTCTATATTCTCTGTCTTAGTGTCGTCTAGTAATCCGTTTTCCTTTTGCAACGCTTGTTGTGCCATTATCTGGGCATACAATTTATCTCTCATAATATTTGCCTGATGTTCGAGCAAAGCATCTTGTTGTTGCTTTAAAACCATTTTGTGTCGCGACTCATTAATTTGTTTAATTTGTTTAATAACGTCAGGTTTATTTTTAACATCTCCTGCATCATATTTTTGCAATATTTCATCAATATCTTCAACATAAAATTTATAGTTTTCATCCTGACCTTTCATTATATCCTCAATCTTAACATTAGATGGCTGTACTACTTGGTTTGGTGCATCAACAAGTAGTTTCTTTTTGTCGAATGTATTCTGGATATGAGAAAATACTAAGATGGTCTTTAAAGGGTCGAGCTGGACTAATGGTATAGAATATTCTTTAAGAAAATTACGTTCTTCTGCCAATGATGCATTTTCGTCATATTTTGTTTGCAATAATAATTCTTTACGAAATGCAAAGGTTGCAGCAGTCGCATGTGTCGGTCCATATGGACCAAATTTGTACATTTGGCTGATATGTTTAAAGTATATATACAATATACTCGAACCAGCTATTAGTATCTTCGGGTTATCCTGGAGTGTCTTTACTGCATGACTTATTCTCTCGGGAGGATAGTAATCATCGTCATCAATATATACAATTATATCACCTTTGCTCTTCTCATGCATTAAGTTTCTCTTTTTACCTAGATTCATCTTGACATCATACTTGAAATATTTCACATATGGCAAATGTGAAACAAGGTCTTCGATTTTGTCCGTTCCATCATCAATAATAATCCACTCGATTTTATCCTTTGGATAGTTTTGTTGTTCAATACATTTTATGAGAAATGGATAAAATGGCCGACGATTAAAAGTAGGTGTGCACAAACTAACCTTTGGATATTTTGCAAGTTTTGGCAGCTTCATTATACTATAATGATAGTATTATTTTAAGTAGTATTTATTGTTTAATGTTTTTAGCATTTTCAGTATGTTTTGTTTACCGCCAACTTGTGTTGCTTGTGGTAATAATTCATTCTTTACAGAATTGGGTGCAATACGGACATCTGTAGCCATGGGAGGCGAGGTAACTACTAAATCTGCTTCTGGTACGTATCCTGGGTTTAATGCTGGTGGTCTTGTCGCTGAAGGTGTTGTGTTGTTTATAACATCAGTCGTAGTTTGGCCATAAACAAACGGCTTATATAAATTCGTTGTGAAATATATTAACAAAACAATAAATAATCCAAATACACCATGTGAAGCACCAAGTATATTATATGAATTAACGACAACTGATAAAGTTAAAACAATCGAAATCAATCGTTTGTAATTTTTGATAAAATGCTTATACAAAAAATTTATGGAGTTGACAGGTGTTTCATTAACAGATCCTTTAAAACTTAGAAGCGATATAAGTGTAAACACAACCAGACTTATTTGAATCATTGGGAACGAAAATAACCATGGTAGTGAAAAGAAGAATAAAATATTCAATGCCACTGCAAAATTCCATGAGAAAAACAAATATATTGAAAATATAGGGGTTTCCCAAACTGGCAATCCACTCTTCGTGTTATTTGTGTTGCGTTTAAACAACCAATGTAAATTGCTAAACCACCCATATATAATATAGAAATAATCAACAAATACAACAAACATTGAAAAGAATATTGTTATTATTGGTCCTAGGAGAACTACCATAGTGTCATTGAATGTTTCGTCCATAAAAGTAAAGAGAGAAGTGAACATGGAATAGTTGGTACTTAACAATGACTCGAGTTGTGCAATAATAAAGTTCGCAAAGAAATTTGATTTTGGCGATTGCTTGTATTCTGCGAAAGATTTAAGTATCGTGTATGGTTTATTTTCAACATTGAAACTGATATTTTGAATATTATCGAATATTGATGAAACTAATTCACTTGTTTTTTGATCGGGAATAAATCCTTTATCTTTCCCAGAAGACATCGTTTTGCTTATTTGGTCCATGAAACCCCCTACTGGCATGGTAAATGGTTCTTTGTCAATATCTGTTGGAAATACAACGAGTTTGTTTAACTTACAGATATACAAAACAAGTCCACCAAGTATAAAATATACACCAATCTTGCGAATTGATATAAGGGTTTGTTTTATAAAACTACCTGTGTTCGAATCTTCAGATACAACATTTGTTTTATTTTTTAGTTTTTCTAATTCTTCGATATTATCCATCTGTGTTGCTTAAATTACAACAAGAAAAATAAATGATTTGATTGCACTAAATGTAATTGTTGATAAATGACATGTATTTATGATTACATCAGTTTGGTGTAGAAACATTTGATTTTTGTTTGTATATTTTTTACGTCGCATACATCAATGCTGCATTACCTCCCATGAACGAAAGAATATTGATTCTCTCTTCGAATAGTGTCATGTCATAGTTATATTTGTATATTCTCCACGTTGGTTTGTTTATACCAATTATTTCGCCAGTATCAGGATCGCAAATTGTCATTGTCTGTGCGTTAGCATCTAGCGGAGGAGCTATTGTCTGTACTTCAAATTGTATGATTCCATACTTACTCATATCCATTGCACCTGAAGGTTGCAAATCATATGGAGATGTATTCAAACAGAAGTTATAACAGAACACACCATCAGGTGCTCCACCATTTGTACGTGCAAATTTTTCGACATAATTGAGAATTCCAGCATTCATTGTGTTCTCTCTATATTCTCCGTCCACTAAGATTCCAATGTTAACAAGAATGTCTTTGATATTTTCGGGTTTGTATGTTCCTGTTATATAGCTGCCATATGGAAATTTGTTCTGTACTTCGCTACCAAAAGGATCTATATCGAGATTTGTACCTATTAATATTTTATTATTGTTAGTTACATCATATCGACCGCCAACCAACATTATATCAGATGGTTTATATTTGTAAGACCAATTTGTATAATTTGACCACTCATTTCGAACGCCAATATCGCTTCTCTGTAAATAAAACATCCAGTTTGCAACCGAACCAAAAGAATCTATATTAATTCTAGATTGGCCTGTTACATTGTAATACTTGGTCTCCTGAACTTGTTTAAAAATATATTTATGTTCTTTTGATGCAAAAATCTTGGCCTCTTCATCAGACAAGAAACAATACGTACAATTCAGGTTTATATCAGCACTCCAAACACATCGTTTGTCTTGGTAATTGTTCAAGCTAACGTCAGGTGGTGTTTGTAAGAAATTATACATTTGCATTTGAGCTTGGTTGAAATTGGGTGCAATGAATGGAAAGCCTTCAGTAGGATTATAAACATCCCTTATGATAAACATCTCTCGGATAGGTCTGAATGTGATGTTTATATTGAGTTCATTGTATTGCATTGCGATCAATGGGAACGCCATTTGGCTTTTCAAACTGAACCATGATAAGATTGGAATATACAATATTCGCCCGTCAATCGATGGTTGTGCACCACCCAGTTCAGATGTATAATATGCGTTTGGATACCTGTCAACATATTCAATAATATTTTTGTGTGTCAATAGCGTCTGTGATGGATTATTTAGTTCAGGAATATTTCCTGTCATTCGATTGAACAAATCCTTTTTTTCTTGTGTAAAATCTCGATTTACAAGTGACATCAAATATTGACCTGAATATTGCTGTATAGTTTGATTACCACAAGTTATAGTTATATTACTTATCATCTGAGCACCAATGTTTTCAATCCACTTGAACTCATAAGGTGACCAATTATTATTCGTCTTGTCAATCGGAGGAACAATTGGCGACCAAATATTTGGCAATGTAACAGACGCATAACAATCCATCAATAAATCAGCATGTCTCTTAATCTTAAAGACAAATGTAGATTCTTCATTCAATCGAAGGGTTGGACTTCCTTCGTAATCCAATCTGAAATTCTGTTTCCCAAAATTAGTGTATTTAGCATATGTTGATTTCCAAAATGTTTTCGTTGGGTTTCCTGTCAATATAATAGATTGTTGCCCAGTAGCTGCTAGTTGCATTAAACCTCCAGCCATATGTTATTATGAAATATTTTTTTAATATCTAATATTAGACGAATGATAGACATTAATAAATTAGACGAGGGAACAATAAATTTATTTATATTATTTATTTTTGTTGTTATTATTCTCACGATGGGTGCATACTTTTACAGAGTTTTACGAATGAATAGCAACGAATGTAAATATACAGACAATTTATACAATAAAACCGAATCTTACATTAATTCCATTGTCGATAATGCAAAAGCTGCTGATTATGCTCTATATGATTATTATATAAAAACTGCTTACAATGCTTGTTCTGGAGGAGGATATAAAAACGATTTTGTAAATATTTGTCATTTGAAAAATGTACTTAAAACAGGTGCAAGGTGTTTGGATTTTGAAATCTACTCCGTTAACGATAGACCAGTTGTTTCAACATCAACTACCGACAACTTTCACGTAAAGGAAACATATAATTCGGTTGATTTTGCAGATGTCATAAGTACGATACAATACTATGCGTTCAGCGACCACTCTCCCAATAAAAATGATCCTATATTACTTCATTTACGCATTAAAAGCAATAATATAAAAATATACCAGGCGATGACAGACATTATGAAAAATTGTCCCTACATGATTGGTAAGGACTATAATTACGAGAACAATGGTTACAACATAGGCAGCGAACCTCTAAAGAAATTCAAGGGCAAGATTCTTCTTATCGTTGATAAAAGTAACGATACGTTTATGAGTAACGATGGGTTTTATGAATATGTGAATCTTACTAGTAACTCTGTATTCATGCGTTCTTATAAATATAAAGACGTCAAAGAGACGGCGGATGCAGATGAGATTATAAGATATAACAAGACGAGAATGTCGATTGTATTACCCGATACAGGATCTGAACCACCCAATTCAAATGGATTACTAGCGAGAGAAGCGGGGTGTCAAATGGTCGCAATGAGGTATCAAAATCCAGATACATTGTTCCAAGAAAACACCCAATTTTTTGATAAATGTGGTTATGCATTCTGTTTGAGACCCGAACGATTACGACAGATACCGATTACTATTAGACCTCCAGTTCCGCAGAAGCCGTCCTTGTCTTATGAAACACG